GTTTAGATTCCCTTTCTTTGTTTAGCTTCCTTAGCTTCTTTAGCAAATATAGATTTGATTTCAGTTGTACATGTGGTACACAGTTTAGTTGTACATATGCTATCCCTGTCTACCATCTTTTTACATCGTGTGCAGAGTACTTTGTTAGCCTGTTCTTTAAGCTTTTCATCCTCCTTAGCTGCTTTATCAAGTATCCGATCTATACGTTTCATAAACCTATCACCCGGTTTTAGAAAGTCTATAGGACGCGTTGGTATCTGTTTACCTATCGATGGATTGAACTTACCAACTAACTTAGGCTCTTTAGTCTTATCGTGTCTACGTCTTTTCTTTTTGTACTCCTCATCTGTCTCATATACTTTCTTAGCCTCTCTACGATCAGCTAAGAGCCATCCTTCAGATCTTTTCTTGTCAAGCCATTGATTAGCCGATAGAGGCATTCTTGACCCGATGCATATCCAATTGCGTGACCAATCGAAGAGTGATTCACATACTTCTTTAGTGGTCTGTTTATACTCATAGACCATACCTTCATCTGATAGAACTAAAGTCTTGTAGTGACGCTCTTTTAGTATGTTAGTGGTAACTAAGGTGTGCACCCTATAGACTTCTGAACCTCTTTTACGTGACCCACGTGGTTTACCATCTGCACGAGTTAGTGGTTCGAATCTAAAAGACTTTGGTAGTTCCATAGATCTAAGTCCAGAACCAATTTTCGTAGGCTAATCCATCGTAAAGTGCAGCTACCATGTTTAGCTCAATATCCTTATCAAGCAAACCGCTTTTAACTAAATCATGATAGAAGTTTGTACATTTCTGCTGTTCAATACCTGTCGGTGCATAATCTTGTAGCAGACTCAGTATTTTCTGTTGACGTTCTTTCATAAGCTTTTATCCTTAACATAATCTATTCGAGAAAAGATGTCGGATTCCAGGGTACTAGTACTTTAGCTGGTACTGGCATCGTCTAGTACTAGCATCCGGTAAACGTGACTCCAACACGATTCTAGCACGATTCTGCACGATTCGCAAATCTTTAGTCGCTTTGTTTTCATAGCTTTACCGTTGTTTAGGGGATTCACCTGTCTTTTTCCTCACGGCCATACAGTCCGTTTGATTATGTAAAAATTACATAGTTCTAAGTTATTGCAAACAAAGCTACTTACGTGGATATTCAAAAAAGGTATTAACTCTTTTAGAATCATTGATTTAACTATGTTTTGTATAGACTTAGCCTTTATCCTCTACATATTGTAGCGTTTAGAGGTACTAGTAGTTTGGGCATGTTGGGTACTAGTGTTATCTTCTTTATAATGATATATATATAGAGATGAATAAAACAATGCATAAATGAATACTTACGGTCGCTCTATGGCCGCGCAGAAAGACACACACAACTATTTTGAAACGCAGAACCTGTCTAGAATCAATGGGATGTGAGGATACTGGCATGCAAAAACGTGTTCAAATCGTGTGTTATGTCTGAGGGTAAAGTGTTTAGGATGTACGCAAAAACGGTTACTGTACCCCTTGACAGATACAGTATATAGATAATTCTTGATGTGAAATACTTTAAAAAAGTGTTGACACTCTCTCGAACATCCTTTATGATGGATTACATGATGTACGAAAGGATGACAGACGGAAAGCGAGACGAAAATAAATCTTCAAGGGGTATTGACATGGTACACACGGTATGCTATCCTTTAATGGAAGGTAGAGACGCAATGGGAACACAAAGCGGTAACCTCACTTATGGACAAGCGGTTGACGTCCAATCAATTTTAGCAGGACCCAGAAAGACCCGAAAGGGAAAAGGAAGAACCAAAATGGCTAACGAAGAGACGAACGTTAACACTGAAGCGAATGATCAGGAAGCGACTGCGGAAGCTGTAGCGGTCGATAACGTCAAGCGCATTCAAAAGACTGTTTTCGATTTGGGTACATTTAAGAATGTCACCCTATACAAAGATGTGGAACAACCTAAGAAACCCGCAGATCTTAGGGAAGCACAAGCAATGGTAGGTGGCTCGACTGAAGCTTTGCTTAACCTTATCTATACTGGTCTGGTAGCTAAGACTAATGAGGATGCACAAAAGGTTATCGATGGCTTCCACTTCTGCACGGCGGACTATCCTTTAGACCCTAACAAACGTCCTGCACTTGAAGGCGAATATAAGGGTAACTACGCTGAAGGCGAAAAGAAAGCAATGATCAACGCGGCCGTACTTAGTATGGCTAAGATGATGGGCTATGCTACTGGTAATAGTGCGGAGGTCAACGAGAAATATCGTGAACAAGCTATGGAGATCATCCGCGCTAACCCTGTTATGTTGAAGTCGCTTCAGGGTTAATCTAAGTTTCGGAGGACTGAGGGATCTTGAGAGTTTAATATCTTGAGATCCCTTTGTTATTCGTGAAGTACTTTCTTTTATAAAGTCATAGACTTGTGCTATACTTTTTATATGAACAATTTCAGAATAGAACTACTCAGAAACGGTAAGACGATCTACATCGTACTTCGTGAGGATGACTATAAGGCCAGCGTAAAGATTGATCGGGCGAACAATCCTAAGATGAAATATGGATCAGGTCCGATGTGGCATGTTATGGATGTCCAATCAATCAACTAAGTAAGAGACAGCCCTGTCCTCAATAGCTAAGAGGATGGGGCTTTCTTATGCTCTGCCTTATAATCAGACAATGAGGTATTAATATGCTATGGTATTAAGACAATCAGGTATTAAACTCTTGGAGGGTGGGAATCCCCATAAAGGGACCCGTATATCCGAAATGTCGCCCTTGACAAACGTATAGATGCGAAAGATACGAAAGGAATATATGACAAGAGACGAACACCTACAATGGTCTAAAGAGCGAGCACTAGAATATTTAGATAGAGGTGAAGTTATAGAAGGGATGACAAGCATGATGTCGGATTTATCTAAACACGAGGAACTGGCTAATCACGGAGGACTGCGGATCGCACCTATGTTTTATGGTGCATCCCATGACTATCATGCAGTGAAAAGATGGATAGAAGGTTTTAACTAGATGACACCTAAAGGTGAGAAAATAACACAAGCGCAGATTAGGTATATAGAAATCTTGTTCCAAGATCTAAAGTACAACTATGGACAGCGAAAGGCTAAGTTAGGTAGTGACTATGCGGTCTACGCAATAGATGAATTGAGTAAAGCAGAGGGAAGTCAACTTATACGTGAATTGCGGACCGCTAAAGGCTTAGAGGACTAACTATGACAGACGAAGAAGCAGTAAGACCACACAAGATAATATCCAAAGTACCAGACATAGAATGTGATGGTACTTATATATGTACGTTAGATTGTGGGCACGTATGTTGGTTTGCAATAGAACCTTCGGTAGAGGAACTAGTATGTGCGTTGTGTATACATAACATGTTAGATAGGAGGCAAGAGAAGGATAATGACTAAACAAGAAATACGTAATATCATCAACAAAGGATGGGCCGACCGGAGGGAACGGCAACGTGTAAGAGATGAGTTAAATAGTAAAAGAACTGCTGAGTGGACTGCGCGTCAGGAAAATCCCTTAGAAGAAAAAAACCTACGGAGATGGAGACACTACTTAGGTATAGATAAGAAAAATAAAAAAGAAAAGAAATAGGTATCTAGTACTTTAGTACTGTACGTACCTACCTTACCATAGGTGTGCCATGCAACTTTATCTCTATTAGAATCAACAGCATAGATTCTTACATGTTACAATCCTGCATAAATCTCTTGACAACCCACCTACATAGTTATAGAATCGAATAAATTAAAGACAAAAGGTGCCCGGCTCTCCAGGCTAAAGTACCACCTCATCGATTCAAGGGCCGGGCTTTACCTCCCAGTAACGGGTTTGCTACTCCCCATTTCTAATTAGTTCCTTTTCTTATTTAAGAAGGAACAAGGGGTATGTATGCAAAGCCATCAACCTTTTGAATACGATTGTGCAGTAGAGATCCCCGACTCACTTGATAGAGTTAAAGAATCCCCTCTATCTAAGTTAGACCCGCCTCTCCCCTCCCTTGTAAAACCTTTAGTCCCTACCCTTAAACCTACCTCTTCGTCCTGCCCTCTAAGTTCACAATCCTTTATTTATGTCAAAAAAGAACTCGCTAGAGTTATTAGACATCTCATGCTCTATGATCTTACTGAAATAGATCGAGTGTGCGGTGTCATGATAGATGAGTTGCAGAATTTACGTTCTGTCGGTTCTGAATATCTCATAGAGATGGAGGATGGTGATTAGATGCCTTTAATAAAACCAGAAATACAGAAAATCCTACGTGAGTCTGGCCTCGATAAATCATCTGACAGGGAATGTACAGTAGATGAGCAACTTAATTTATCTGGTTTAAGTAATGAAGCAGTGGCAGATGAGCTTTCCCACCTAGCACTTAATTCTCAAAATGAGGCACTTCGACTGCGCGCTTTAGAAACTGTATTAAAGGTACGTGGCGCTTTAAAAGAGCAGCCACAGGCTGTCCCTTCCTTTACTATCATAATTCAAAACTCCAGTCCTGATTTAACAAAGACGGGTGGTGTAAACCCCATCCTATTCCCTAGGGTAGTTAAAAGTGAAAGTGAGAATTAACTATGTCCGCACAACCGATTGCTAATGAATCACTTCTAGTCTCTCCTACCTCTAAAACAGCCCACCTCTCTAACCTTTGGGTTCTCCATTATAGACATGGAATGAATCCAATGCTGAATAAAGTCTTTTACCTCGATGGTACTTTACAAGATGCTGTAAGGCGTGGTCGCCTACATTGTCAAATCATGAATTATAAGTATCACTTCACGAGGCCACTGGTATTTGACTTAGAAGCTGAAGAAGCCTATAAACAGCATGGTGGTGTGGACCCGATTCAGGAATAAGTAAATGCCTGCTACATCTGTTGCTCAAAGACGTTTAATGGCGATTGCAGAGCATGATCCGTCTAAAATAAAGGCGAAGAATCGCGGTGTCTTAAAGATGTCTAGGCAACAGCTTCACGACTTTGCATCAACTAAAGAAAAGAATCTGGTGGGAAAGGCTGCCTCCAAGGTTTTAAAAGCCAGGAGAGGAGGTGGATCTAGCGAGTAAATGTAGAAGCCCCTAAATCTCGAATAGCGAATCGAACGAAAACAAGACAAATGTCATAGATGAGATGCACACGGGAGTATCTATAGTTTGGACTTGAAAGCGTCTTTAACATAATAGGTACTCCCACAGGCCCCGGACCAATTAAAGTCTTAAGTTGAAAGAGAGAAAAACGAATGTCGCAAACTTTCCCTGCAAAGATTACTATTTATGGAAGCGGCGGTTCAGGTAACTATCCTGATCAAGGACTTCCTGGAGTTGAAGGACCTACAGATCCTGGTTATGGTCATCCTGAAGGTGGACCTCCACATATAAGTGGTGGACCTATAGTTCCTCCGCCTCTTCCTGGTATTTGGCCTCCTGGTGGAGTAGGTATAGCACCTCCAATATACTTTCCTCCTGGAATAGTTGCCATGCCGCCTATTTATATTCCAACAGAACCTCCTCCTACAGTAGGTGGTGGCCCTGTATTACCTCCTGGAATATATCCTCCTCTGCCTCCGCCTGAACTTGGAGGACCTGGATTGCCGGGTAAAGGTAGTATTGCTGTTATTGTTTTAGTACATTATAATGATAAGTGGCATCCTCACTGGTATGTTTTCGATCCTAGTGAGAAGCCTCCTACCGCTGGCCCAAAATAACCTTAAACCCGACGGAGAGGGCTAGAGGAAAGACTCTTTTTGGGATTAGACGTAGATAGCGAACGGGGGTAGAACTAGACTACCCCTTAGATTCTAATAGGAGGTTATATGGCTGTTGCGGAAAAGGAAAATGAAGAGCAAGAAGAAAAAAGTGAGCATCCAGGTTTTAAAAAAGTCCAAGCCTCTATTGCAAAGCAACAAGGTTTATCGAGAAAAGCGGCTGGGGCTATATTGGCTTCTCGTAGTCGCGGAGCCTCCCGTTCAGCAAGGAAAGCTAATCCGCGATTGAATAGAGTTAAAGGATGAGGGATGGGCGATCACAAGAAAACGTTTTGTCTAAGAGGGCATCTTTTAACATTATCTAATATAGTATATAATAAGATAGGGTGTAGGGAATGTAGGATTTGTAAGAATGCTAGGAATACAGAATATAAAAGAATAAAAAGATTGGAGGCTGTAAGGTGCCAAGACTTCAAGCAATAACTCAACAACACTTCCAGGAAAGACAAATGACGCCAATGACAAGTAAGATGATCGAAGGTGGAACTGGTGGTGTACCTAAGATGCATCCGCTTAAGTCATCTATGCCATCACTTAAGGCAGGTTCGTTAATACATGGTCTTAGATTGCGAGCACCGCGAGCCATGCGTATGCCCAGAATGGGTATGGGTTAGTTATGGATCTTGATGTAACACGGCCTTTCTTTGATGTTAGTTATAGAGTAGTTCCAACTATGTCAGTGCTTACAGTGGACGACACGTCCGGTCAAGCTTTAATAGATCAAAGTGTTGCAATACTTCATGTAGATCCACCGGATGATCCTAATAGAGTACCTGAAACTGGATCTGGTATTATACCAATGAATGTTACAAGGAGAGTGAGTCATGGAAGTAACAAAGGAAAAGACAGTTAAAGTAACGGTTGAAGTGGAAAGACCAAAACTAAATCCAATGGGTGAACTACCACCCGCGGCACCGGAATTTCCTAAAAAACCATACAATCGTTTTGCTGGAAATCCTCCAGAGCATCAAACACCTCAAGAAGCGTATGCTAGTGAGATGGGGATAGAAGATAAAGGTGATGTGAATCCTACTTTAATCCATGAAACTGTGGGTGGACACGAACCATCTAAGACAGCTAAAAAGTAGACACGCGTGGAACTAAATGTTAGATTCTCTAATCCGGCGCAAGAAGCTTTCTACTACTCTACATCACGTAATGCTTGCTTTAGTGGTGGTTTCAATAATGGTAAAACCTGGGTAGGCTGTTTTAAGGCTATCAATCTTCTCAACATCTTTCCTAATTACAGAATGATAATAGCTCGCCAGAAGTATACAGATCTGAAGAGAACGACCATGCAAACGTTCTTTAAGATGCTTCCTAACGAACTGATAAGTAGTCATAACGAGCAGGATGGTTTCACGGTTCTTACTAACGGATCTCTGATCAATTGGTTGCATCTTGACAAAGTTGATGAAAATACTCTACGTGGTATCGAACCTAATTCAATACTAGTAGATCAGGCAGAGGAAACTGATGAAACTGTGTATGACGTCCTTGATGCTAGACTTGGAAGGTGGGATGGAGTCGTTGTTCCAGCCGAATTACAAGAAGCTTATAAAAGGGTTTACGGTAAAGATTGGCCCCGTAATCAATACGGAAAGTTCGTTGTGCCCTCATATCTTATGTTACTTTGTAACCCTGACAACGAATTTCACTACATCTATAGAAAGTACCACCCAGAATCGAACGAAAAAGTCCCTGGCTACTTTTATTGCGAAGGCGCGTGGCAAAAAGATCTTGGGTCTGAAGAAACTTACGATCAAGCTCTCAGACGAGACGATGAATGGGTAGATAAATATGTATATGGTAAATGGGGTTCCAGCCAGAGCGCCATACACTTTTTGCGAAAAGAATCTATTCTCCAGCCGGGGTACGAGTTACTTGAGGAAATCAGTACTAAAGGAAACCTATTCCGTGTACTTGATCATGGTGACAGTTCTCCAACTTGTTGCTTGTGGGTGGCTGCTCTTAATGGTGTTTATATATTTTTTAGAGAATACTATGTGGCATCTCAAGTGATATCTTATCATAGAAAGGCTATAGCCGATTTAAGTAAAGGTGAAAGCTATGGTGGAGACTATGCCGACCCGCAAATCTTTAAAAAAACCGCCCAAAAAGATGGAGGATTCTGGTCAGTCGCAGACGAATACAGGGACAGAGATCTCGAAGCTCCAGACTTATGTTGGACTCCTGCTGACAATAACGAATTTGCGACGAGAAATCGTATTAATGAACTACTATTACCATCAGGGCGTTTTAGACATCCTATTACTAAAGAATCTCCAGCACCTGGACTCTACTTTATCCGCGCGTCAAGCTTATACCCTTATGGTTGTAGGGAAGCTATTAAACAAATAGGTGCGCAGAGGAAGAAACTACTTGGTACAATCGAAGGTAAATCTATTTACAGTGATGATAGGGATGCTTCTGTTATTGATCATGCTTATGACTGTGTTCGGTATTTTATTGCTATGCACGGTTCACAACCTAGAACAGCAGGAAAGAAACCGCCTCGTAATTCTTTCGCGTATTTTAATAGTTTATTAAGAAAAACTCTTGCACCACAACCAGGGTCCGTTCAATAGGTGGATGAGATGCCTAAAGATCCTACAGGTCAACAGCTTGAAGAAGCAATACCAGCAGTTAATGCTAGGATAGACGATTTTCTAAAAGGTGTCGTTGGTAAACCACCAAAAGAGGGTGATGAAAGAAATAATGCCTTAGAAACTATACATCAAGTTTTTAATGTGAATCTTGATAATGCTCTTAATGAATATGTTAAATATCAACATGATAATTTCTTAACTAAAAGAGCTAAAGATCTAGTAATGAAATCAGCTATTGCAATTCATAAAGCTGCTTACATACAAAATGCTAACAGTACACTTGATAGTCAAATACTACAAATGCAAATGTACCCTGGTGACTATGATGAATATAGTACTAAACTAATCCACGGTCTTAAAGATCTCCTAGGCCAGCCTAAAATAGCTGATCAGGTAGCTTCAAAGATTATGGATTTTAGAAATCTAAATCAGAGGATACCCATAGCAACTACTAATATAAGTTATCCATCAACTCAGAAAACTCAGGATCAGCAGCAGCCTCAGCAATAGGTTGGTTAGACATGCAAGATAAAGATAAAGATGACGCATGTGATAGCCCTTGGATCATTCGTATCCAGAGTGCTAACAAGATGTTCGGTGAGTGGGAAGGGAAGTTTAAGTGCAAACTTCTTGAGGAGTACTATGAAGGATTCCAATGGAAGCAACGGCGCGACTATCCTACTACTAACTATAACCCTTATACTCTTAATTTGGTGTATAGTACTATTAAAATTAAACTGGCCTCGATCCTCTTTCAAAAACCGCAATACATCATCAGCCCAAGTCCAGGTAATAGTCAGTGGAACATGGACTTTGCCGTGCAGAGTGCACAGCTAAAACAGGATGTTCTTAACACTATTGTAACTAATCCAAACATCAATTTTGTAAAACATATTAAGAGAGCTGCGCTTGACTCGTTCTTCAGGTTTGGCATCATAGAATCAGGTTATGCTAGTGACTGGCGGAACCCAAATAAGACAATTCCAGAATTAAAGAGTTGGGACGACAAAGATATTCCAGAATCGGAGGACAAGATAATAGAAGAGAATCCTGTCCC